CTAGAAGTAACCTGACTTTGTTCAATTCTTATATTTCTTCCATCCTGAAGAAACCCTTCTTTTAATACAGCAGGATTGGTTCTGGTATCTATGCCTATGAACCCTATATCAGCGTCTTTGACTGGTTGGGTTGTTGACATTAATTACTTCTTAAAAGGAGTAACTTTAGAAGAGTTTGCGTTTTTAACACCAGCAATAAAGCCAGCACCAAATGCAAAACAAGTGAATGTGACAATGAGAATAATAGTAGTCATAAATTATTTAGTAGGGGGCTTAGGCTTAACAACATCAAGGCGAGCCTTGTAAGCCGCCTCAGTATCAAACCATTCAACAACTCCGTCAGTAGTCACATTGCGACCAAGGACGATTTTAGAACTAGTAATGAATCTGCCACCTTTAGTGACGATGTAATAGGGTTTTTTAGAAATGTAGTTTTTCATATGATTAAACAATTCTTGCTGGCATAGCGTATGTTACGCCACCAATGTCAATTCTAATTTCGTGCGGGTAATCATCGGATTTAAGGTTTGAGCCTGTGCCACCTGTCAAGACTGTTGACGCTGAATAAACTGGTGCAGAAGTTTGAGTCGTGCTGTCGTGGAAGGTAATTCCTGTCCCCGCACTACCAACATTAGTTAATGTTAATCCGTTAGTAGATACTCCTACAAAATTAGGACTATCTGATGTATTAAGTGCTTGGTCAAATGCAACTGGTGCAGTTGTTAAAACCGATGTATCTGGGAAAACAATGCCTGTGAATGCTGTTCCAGAAAAAACAAGACCAGTAGTATTTAAAAGAACTGTGTTATTAGTAGAACCACCATCTGGGCTTGAATAATGATTTAATCCACTAGAGTTTACCAATGAATGTTCCATTAAACCGCCACCGCCAGCATCGTGTTCAACTTTTACTTCATCGTTTGATATGTAAGATGTATAAGTAGGTGCTGTGCTATCTAAGACATCTACTTTTTGGAATACTACTTCATCTGTTGTGTTTACAGTCTGGTCACCAGTTCCAAATGTTGCAGATGTCTGATAAGAACCGTCTGGGAAGGTTAAACCAAAACCGTCAATTTTCATTGGCACAGGACTTCCAGAAGGAGATGCTCCGTAGTCTGGTTGTAATTGTATATTAGGGTCGTTAGAACCTGCACTATCTAACGAAGCAGTAATAAAGGTAGGATTGTTTGCACCATTAAACCACAATTCAAAACCTAGTTTATTATATCCACCTGCTTGGTATGCTTCAAAATCTGTCCAAGCAATACCATTACTATTAACTGTGGTGTTAGCCCAAGTTGCGTTATCCTCAACAACAGTTGTTCCAAAGATTAACTCACTTGTTGAAATGTGTGTTCCAGAATTTGAAGTGTTATTCCATACACGAAGAGTTGTCCCCGCTTCTCCATCCAAATACAAAGACCTAGGAGTTGTAGAGTTCTGCTCAGTCGTAGTCAGCCAACCTGCTTGCCAGTTAAACTCATAACCAACCGAACAGACCAAACTAAGACCGTTAACACCACCACGGCTGGTATCAAAGTTGCCTTCACCGATATACTGACTTGCAGTTCCAAACAAGATGTCACCTGTCATTGTGCCGCCAGCGAGGGGCAGGTAAGAGCCACCACCGCCACCACCAACATCAGCCATGGTTGCAAACGGATTTTCCGATGTAGGGTCTGCCGCATTGGTAATAGCCGCAAGTTCGGCAGATGAGATTTCATCGCCAACATTTACAACATTTATTTCTGGCTTGTCTGTGATATTAATACTCATTAGGCGAAAGATTCAGAGATAACAATTCCAGTTGTTCCTTCATCCCCACCGTTAACAATTGTAATTGCACCATTGTAGTTGTCTAAACTAATAGTTTGTCCTCCATACAATTTAATGCCAGCACCTCCAGCCAAAAGAATTACACCATCATCCAATCCAATCAGAACCGCTTCTGTGCCTTGGTTTTGAATAATTGTATTAATTCTTCTAAATGGAATAGGAACAGTAACTTGAAAAGTAGGTTCAACATCATACACAGGGTTGTTTGCCGACCTACCATCATCGTAAAGACTGGAGTAAATTGCCTTTGTAAAAGGACTAGAAATTGAGATGGGATTGCTCATATATTTATATTAGTAAGGGTTGTGGAAGTTAATTTTAGTTGTTTGACCTTGTTGTCTTGTAATTTTATCTATTTCAAGCATTAACATAGCATTTGCTTCTTGTTCTGCAACTTGAGCAACATCTTGCATGCCTTCTGAACGCAGATAGTCTGATTGAATTGCTCTTGCAAGATAATTGCCGAAAATATAAGGGATTTCAACTTTTTGCCACTTTGAAGGATGTGTATAAGGACTATTGTTAAGTGCCTGTGAAATACAGTTATAAAGATTACCAGAATACTTAGTTCCAGCAGTAGGGAAGTATTTTCCAGTGCCAGAACCCATATCAAAATAAACTTGTGAATTCTCTTGGTAAGTAGTAGCATTATCCCAAGGCATTCCGTAAAGTTGTGGAGGTATGAGCCTGTATTCTACATAAACATTGGTGTTTGTGTTTGAATCAACTAAGCATCTATAAACTCCGTTTACATAAGTAAATGAGTAGTTAAGAAGTTTATTTCTAGATGTTTCGTGTGGATTGAGATTATATATTGCAAAAATCTCTCCCATAGTATCAGGAACATCAAAATAGAATGAAGGAACATCTCCTGTTCCCTCAGTAAGAATTACATCTTCAACTGTAATTAACTCAGGCCATTTGTCTGATTCCCAGACAGTCCTAAGTCTTGACGAGGCAATGTCACGCAACTGCATGAAAGTGCTGTCATTAAAATCTTCTCTATCTAGGCCAGTAAGTTGAATTGCCTGATAAAGTATGGTCGAAAAATCAACTGTTCTCATGATATGATGCCTCCAGTTGAATCGAATAATGTGCCGTTCACAACCGTCTTTTTCTGGTTATGAACTACAACTTCGGGGTTATCCCGCTTGAACTCACGAACAAATTCTTTGTCTTTCCAGCAGTCGTAGGACTTAAATTTCTGTCCCCAATAGTGATATGAGTCTGCATGGACACGCATATGCATTTGTCCGACACCCTCAATCGCCTTCCGTTCTTGGAACCTGTGTTCGTGTCCAAGAACGGAAGACTCATGATGGGCTTTAATCTCAGACATTCTCCAACCACGAACCAGTTCCTCACGCACCTGATTTACCAGATGCGGAGGAATAAGTTCGTGAAGATTGGAGATGATGCCTGACATCAATTAGGACGCACCGTTGAACTTGCCAAACGCCAGAGGATTGTGGACGCAAAGCGAAGCCACAGTCTTGATGAGTCTTGCAGGGCCACCGCCGTTGTCCTGAAGTTCCGTGATGCTAGCGATATCGCCACCGTAACGGATTTCGAGGAGGTCAAACGGAATGATGTAACCGCAGTGGTTGTTCTTCAGGAAGTGCGAAGGGTGCAGACGGAGCGAACCGAAGTCACCTTCAAAGAAGTCAACCGACTGAATGAACTGCGAAGCAGCAGCATCTCTGGTGAAGGTTTGAACTTTAACAGCAGCGGATGCACCAGACTCAACTTTAGTCGAGTTAGTGAGATTTGTGAATGCTCTCTTAATCTTAGTGCCAACAATTGCATCGTAGTCACGATACACGCCAGTTTCTTCATAGATTGAGGAGAGGACATTCTGCACATCCGTGTCAGTCAATGCTGCCGAAGTAGCAGTAGAGATTGATTCAGTAGGAGTGCGGAAAGCAGTAGGGACTGCAAGGTAGGTGTCACCAGTGAAATCGTTCTTAATCCAAGAATCGAGACCTCTGGAAACATACGCTTCGTCAACACCGTTATCAGCCTGAGGCAGATTTGCGGAGCAGAAGGTCTTTTCCATGTCACGCTTTAGCATGAGGGAACCTTTAGCAATGTTGTTAGCCAGTTCGTCACGAACACCAGCGACATTTGCGATGTCGATAGTAAGAGGGGACACACGGACCGACTTGCGGAATTCTTGAATGTGATTCGACAATTCGTAGCGATATTGAGCAGAGCCATCCTTAACGAAGTTATTAACATCGGTAGTGAGGTTGACATCAGTGCCGTCAATCACGCCAGTGCCGACAGCGGCATCAGGGAGTGAATCGACTTGCCAACGCATGAGCGTATTGCCGGGTTTGGAACCCTTCTTGGTCATTGCAAGGAGGGGAGTTTGTTTTGCGTCAACGAGGACGATTAGGTCTGCGAGGTCTTCTCGCTTACCTGAGGGGATACCGGGTTCTGTTAGTTTTGCCATATTAGTAGGGTGTTATATGAACTTAGACGCTATTACTGCTGCAAAGTCATCTCTATTGCCAGTCTTTGAGAATCTGTTTAGTGCATCTGTCGAGCGAGCATCAGAACGCTGCGTAGGCACTGCATTTCCTCTAGGTTGAATCGGAGCCTTGACCTGTGATGTGTTACCACCTTTAGCCTTAGCCTCTCTAGTTAACATGCCACGAACATAATCACCAACGACCATTTTATAATCGGGGTATCTGATGACTTCTGGAAAAGCCTTTATGAACGATTCAGCAATCTGCCGTTCACGACTCGACTTATCCTTCCACCATCTGTATTCAGTGTCTGCTAACTGGTCCACTTGCGATTTGTCTGAAACATATTTCAAACGCTTCGGCAGGTGTTCCTCAAGAGCATCAATAGCATTGAGTTTAATCCGTCTGATATCATCAGGCGTATATTCTCGCTCAACACCATCCTTGTCGGTGTAAGTAGTCCCATCAGCATGCTCTTCGCACCAGCGTCTTACTTGTCTTGCCTGAGTCGCTTCGGACTCGATTTCTGCAAGATTGTTCAGATGTGAATACGGATTAGCAGGGTCTGATTTGATAACAAACTCCTCCTTGGACTGCGATTTGGCCTTCTCATACTCATCTTTTATTTGAGCAAGTTGGTCCTTAAGTGCTTGAGCCTCTTCCTCCGCTGCTTTACGCTTGGCGGTCAAAGCATCAATACGCTTTTGGACATTCTTTGAGAATCCTTCGCTATTGTCCTCACCTTCCTGACTGTCATTAGAAAGAACTTCTTTCTCGCCAGTAGCATCCGAGTCCGAGAGACTATAATCTTCCGTATCGTATGACTGGGCTTCCGTCCCACTTTCAGCAGGGTCGGCATTCTGTTGGCGGTCTTCATCTCCACCAAGTTGACTTAGGAAAAAATCCTTGAGTCTGTTCTGAGAAACGCTATCTGAAGAGATATCGCTAACACCCTCTTCGCCGTAAGGCTGGGCGGGGTTTTCACCTGTTGTTTTTGTATCCATGCTAAATCGTAGCAAGTCGTTGTTATATGACTGTTACAGCGTTTTTGTGGTTCGCAGAAACCATATGTCGATTAATGTATGTTAAACCTACACATTCAAGCATTAAAGCAGGAATATGTCGATTTCACACTTCATCGTCATCAAATTTGATATTGTTGGCATCTAGAGCAGCCCTTCGCTCATCTCTAAGGGCATTATAAATATCTGTGAGTGCAGCAGCCCTACCACAAAAATACGCTCTGTTTTCGCCAGCCCTATCACCATCAATAGCATATTCTGTTTCGGTCTCAATGTTTTTTTTGATTATGAACATGATGTGTTCCCACACTGGGTTATGTTCAGTAAACCCAAATGTTGACCTGTTATATTCTGATGATTTCATTGTTGAGGCATTCCCTCTTGTTGAATCTTGTCAGAAACAGGAGTGACTCCAGTTCTTCCAATTTGTTTGTTCTGCTGTTGCATAACAGACATCTGAAGGTTTTTGCTATAATTTTGAACAAGCATTTGCGGAAGTTGTTCTGACTGAACGACTTGCTGTGCTTTTGGTGACTTCTGAATGACATCTTGCAGATATTGCAACTTAGTCTGAGCAGTAGGGTCGTTTTCGACATACTGAGGCTCGATACCAAGAAGCATCTTAACAACATCGCTTTGGACATCGTTATACATTCTTTGCGAGGCAGAAGTTTGGTCGGTTACGATTTCCTTAGCAATGTCAGGCGAAATAGCCCTGACAAGAAGGCCAACTAGTTTGTTTCTATCAATTACGCCACCAGTATCTAAAGGAATGACGAACTGCATGATTGATTGCAGTTTCTTCATGACATACTCGTTGTCTAAGTCACGGACATCGAACTTGACCTCAAAGTCAAATCTCTCTGCAATGTCAGTTACTCCATAAGGAACTTCCTGACCAGTGATTCTTGCTACTTCCTCTGAACTGAGATATTGTAATGCCAGTTGAAGCATCATCGTGTATGCCTCTGTCATTGCTTCAAGGAAGTTATCTGTATGCATCTGCTGCATAAGTTGAGCCTTTGTCTGAGGGATGAGTTCGCTAATTAGGCCGAAATAATTCGCCGCATTCTTCTCAACCTGCTGGATTAAATTAAATGCAAGGCTAGGTGAGCCAGTGGGCGGCGAAAGGTATGCAAAATCGTCTTGGCTTGTCACAGGAATCTGGATAGCAGGACCAATCTTGTTAATTCCCTGAACCCTACGCTTGACCAATATGGGTGGAACAGTTTCAAGCGAAGACCTATCACGAAGTGAATCGTGTTGTGCTTTTAGTTCCGATTGGTCGGTTGTTAGGATTTCAGTGATACCTCTTGCGTCAGAAAATGCCTTACGGATGTTTTCACGGCGAAGAGGAACGAAAGGATATTGACCATGAGCATAGTCCAACTTCTCATGTTTCAAGTAAACATTTTCACTGCGGTTATGAGGGCAGAACACCGTGTAGTAAATGCAAGGCTTGTTTTCATCATCAACATGTCTTACATATGCGTAGCAAATTTCTACGAGATTTTGGACAAAGTATTGATTTTGTGCAATGCTAGTAACTCTAGGCATTACAGTAGGGTCATTGAACCACGACTGCTTGCCAATGGTCTTAATGGCTTCTTCAGCAGCAGCAGCATCCCAGTTGTCGGAGCCAACCATCATTCTAATGTCAACCTCGTTCATGAACAAGCGTCTGAAAATAACACGGGATTTTTGCAGTTCGATTGTTTCAGGAGGGAAAACAATATCGTCATATGGCTTAAGTGCCACAGCAGCAGGAATATTGCGAACAATAGTATCAACGAAAATCTTACCTTCTCCAGTTTCACGGAGGTCTTCAACTAGTTTAATCAGTTCATTCTCTTTTGCGTTTGGAATGACCTGACCAATGACTGATGCAGCCAGTTCCGTCTGTGCAGGATTTTTGATAT